GTCAACGTTGCGGCGAGTACGCGGCAACCTTTTGCGAAGACGTACCAGATTTACTGGCACGCCGTCGTAGAAGTCGCCACCGCAAGACTCTCGGAACTTCCCAGTTACGAAAGACTTGTTGACGTTCACCTTGAGGCCAAAAGCTTCAAGGAGAGCGGCGCACTCGTTCGCGGCTGCGATGGGAACGATTAGATCGTCTCCATACGCACTACAGAGAGACCTGTCGATCTCGGTCTGCAGTCTACTCTCGACGCGCCTCACCGCCATCTCTATGATTGTGTAAAACACAATCGTTTCGAGAGGGAAGGTGAGAGCACTGCCCATAGACGCGAACTTCTTCAACAGCACTATAGTGCCGTCTGGAAGTATCGATCGTGAAGACCTGCACGAAAGCACCGCTCCCATAAGGAACGGGTGATCGCGCAGGAGGAATTTCACGATGGTAAGGGACATGCGATCACTCGCCTCGGAAAGGTCGAGTGTCGCCACGGAACCATCAAGACTGCCCTGACGGGCAAGCTTCTGGTTACGTGTTTGATCCACGTAGCTAACACGAGGGTGGATATCCATCCACTCCTCGAACAGGGCTGCCAAGCCCTGCTGCACGAACTGGTTGTAGACCGGTTCGGCAGTGATGATACGTGGCCCCTTAGCCGTCTTAGGTACGGGAATAACCCTGGCGGGCCATTCCTGACCAGGTGGGAGCAGTCTGAACTCATCGTAGGTAGTACCTCGATAAGTCAGGTATTCGTGGGCCGGAAAATACGACTGAAGTCGTTCGGTCCACTCGTTGCTACGCCACTTTCCATTGCTGGAAAGCTTCTGCGCAACTGCTCCGGGACCATGCTTGCCACGAGAAAGGAAGGAGTCGTTATACAAACGCTTCTCCATCCGTGACAGATGGTTCCCCCATAGACGACGTGCAGTCCGCTGGAACTCTTGGTAGAGCTCCAGGGGGACATCGACGTCGGATATGGACTTGTCCGTCAACTGATACTGTCTTAGAGCCGCTTCGACCTTTTCGGGTGTTGGCGGCTCCTTGAGCTTCGAGTGCAGAAGGCAAACCTGCCTGATCGCTCGGATAGCATCAATGGACGGTGTCGAGAGAAGTTGACACCTCGAGTCGAACACTTGGACCCAAAACCCGTACATAAATGACGGGCGTGAGTCTGACGGTGAATGGGGTTTAGATACCCCAAGGCCGCCATACTCAAGGGTTCCAGTTTCCAGGGCACGCTCGAAAGCTTGCCCTAGCGCTGGAAGTTCGAGAGTGAGAAATGACTCACCTCGATGTTCGACTCTGGACTGTAAAGTCGCGCAGTCCAGAAGGGTGTCGACACCGCAGAGACGGC